TCTTTGATAAGCATCGCCATAAGTCTTATCAGCCAATCCCTGTCCATAGTCTTGAGCTTCTTTCAAAGCCGCGCCCGAGAACATATTGCCACTTGCGGATTGCCGTCTTTGTAAAGCTTGTTCACCCTGCGCTAGATTGAATTTATATCCAGGGTCGTTAGTTAAATCACCGGGATTAAACTTTCCGCCCAATTCACCACTAGCCATCTTTGCCGCCAGCGCCTGATTAGCCGCCAAACCAGATTCGCCATAAGGAGCTAACGCCGCCCTTGCCCTTTCCTGCCCTTCTAGCAAGTCATCACGAGCATCGCCTTGCGCTTTATTCTGATTAATGCCTGAATATATAGAGCTACCAGCATTAAGGAGGCTACCAAAGTTACCAGCTTTTGATAACATGCTACTGCCACCAGCAGCACCGCCGCCGAACATGCTTCCAAGACTACTAACCCCCCTAGTTAATCCACCTAACAGTCCAGTGCCTTGAGTAGCTCCCTGAAAGCCACCTGACATAGCCGTCCCCGCTGACGTTCCAGCACCGCCAAAAGCTGAACCTATACCGCCCATAGCCAAACCGCCTAAACCACCCATAACGCCACCAGTGGCAGCACCTTTAATACCACCGCCACCCATGCCTCCAACTGCCGCTCCTGCCGCCGCTCCACCAAGTGGGCCACCTAACAGAGTTCCACCAACAACAGTCGCAACTTTTGCTAACTTTGTTCCCCAGCCTTTCTTGCTAAACGGTTTTCCCCATCCCATAATATACCTACCCTATTTGTACCATTCCAATTACCGTCAAAGGAACGGTTACTGTTGTCCACGATGGAACATAAATTCTATTATTACTGGAAACAACCATTCCAGCATTCGTGCCTAGATTCCCCCATAGCGAAAAACAAATACCATTCGCCGTTGCAGTTAAAGGGAAGTTATCTACATAAGTCGTGCCAGCCGTTGCCGATGTATCAGTGGCTGGTACTATCGACACGTTAAAATAACATAATGATTGAGATATTCTATAATAACGACCTGTTATTGTTGGCGTGCCTGTTATTGTTAAACTAGTAAATGTTGGAGTCCATGAGTTGCCCCTGTCGCCTTCAAACGTCTGGTTAAAGAACAATAGCCAAGGCATAGACAATCCCTGCTGGTCGTCTGTCATAGGTGTTTGTAGTGGTGGCGGTGATATGGCCATATATTTCCTAAGGATTTAAATATGAGCCACAAATGGCCACTTTAACTGGGTCTGATATTCTGATTCGGAATGTCATCTGTTGCGCTATACCTAGTCGGCGGAAGTTAACTTCTGTGCTATACTTACCAACTGCACCAATTCCAGTTGTGTAACTAGTTGACCAAGTTCTCGCGCCGTCCTTACTTAGCTGCAACGATGTTAGTGGTGCTGAACCCTGACCGCTTTGAAGTCCTACGCCAGTTTCATACCCTATTTTCAATACATTATACCTAATTCTTTTGTTTTCGTCAAACAAATGTGTATATGTTCTCTCTCGCAAAATCGTATCACCATTATCGGTGTACGTCGTCATATTCATGTCATAGATATTACCGCTAGTTTTATCGCCAACTAGCTGCTTTCCAAAGATAAACATACAGCAATTAGCACGGTGTAGCTCATACGCACCCTCTGCATTTAGATAAGCTCGTTCATGCCATTCTTGCACATTTAAGTCATAGACAAGGGAGGTAGCCAATCCGCCACCAGTCATCATGTAAAACGTATGCCCCTGCTGTTGATAGGTAAACGCAATAATATTTTCTTTATCCGTTGCGGCGGCTATTAAAAGCTCGATAGCATCGTTTGATATTCTTTTTGGTGCAATGCCTGAAACTTGGTACACGATGCCAGTTCCGTATGTATCCCCTCCAACAAATATAACCGAGTTATCAACTGCAACTGTTGTGTGCGCCGCAAGTATTCCCACCTCAAGCTTTCCACCCGACACCCTCTGGAAAGGAAACGCCGAAGCGCCTGTATTTGTCCATAACTCTGTCGTCTTTTCACCAAGCAAGAATAACTGACCAATAGCCGAAAATACCCTCACTAGGTTGTCTGGGCTTGATTCTGCCGTTGCAAAGTCCAGTGCAGCCCAATTAGTGCCGTCATTTATGGTTGATATATAAAACGCACCAGAACCCTTTTTGCTGATGATAAAATATCCATCAAGATAAGTTATCGTCGAAGCGTCAGGTAAATCTCCGTCCGTTATTTTTGCAAAACTATTCGATGAGTATGTAAATATGTAAACCTTTGTGCCATCACATATAGCTAACTGCGTTGGATTCTCTGCAATAGAAATATTGCCTGCACTCTGTAACAATGTGCCACGGCTTGTCGCAACTCCACCATCGCTTATTTCAAATAAAGTAGCACCACTTACAACAAACGCCCTGCCGTTCTGCGATGGAAAGCAGCCACGAATTGCGCCTATTCCAGCAGTTCCAAATAACAAAAGTCCGGGCGTTCCATAAAGTGCGGCCACGTCCTTGCCTGACTGGTCTAATACTGGGTATAGATTCACCGTCCGCTGAGCATCAAACGGAAGGCTAAATGCTTGGTATGTAGGGCCTACCAAATTTATTTTCACTACCAACCCCTATAAATACTAAAACCATTCGGATACGAACCCACGTTTGCATCCATATTGCGAACCTTCATAATGGAACGAGCTACAGCCGCTTTTGACTCACCTGCTATTTTCATTACCAGCGCATCGGCAGGCTGCCCATATTCCGAAGCCAGCTCTACCGCCAAGTTATAAACCAACATACGCTGCCAACCAGGTGGAAGTGATACCGTGCCTGATAGCGTTAATGCCGTAAGTTCTTTTTCTGATGTCAAAACAAGCGTATATGCCGAAACTGGTACTGGGTAGAAGTTCAATGTTCCAGTTGGAAAGCCGTTTGTATAATTAACAAAATACGGTATGCCCTGCGTTGTTTTATCTTGAATTCTTTGGTACGTCTCATCGTCAACAGGAGCTACATTGTAGCTAATAACGCCTTGATTTACGTTAGCCTGTACTATACTTATCGGGCGTGCTGTATTGAGTGTTTGCCCCGCCCCAATGGTATAAGAAGCCGTGCCTGACGTAAGTGTAAACGATTCTGTTACACGAACATAAACCATGCTCGATTCGTTGCTGAATGAAGATAATAAATCATTTAACGAGTCTAATGCGTCCGCTGATTCGTCAGAAGATGGAGATTCTGATTTTACCAGAATCCCCACTTTTTGCATTGCCTTTGTTATGATAGTAAGTCCAGTTGCCATGACTAACCTTTATAAAAACTTGCCGTTATAATTGGAGTGCCTGCGCTAACAACGCTCACATAAGACGTGTCACTTCTAAGTTTTATGCCTTTTGGATTTAGTCGTGCAGCTAGGCTACTAGTCAAGTCACCAGCTACCACCGCAACAGCCGTCAAAGTCACATTATCAAGCGTGCCAGTGAATCCAGCTGTTGCAAATGAAATAGCTTGAGTGGTGGCAGCTAAAATTACTTCCGTAAATGTAGCTGATGAACTTCTAGCCGTTCCAGCCGTGCCACCAATACTTGGAGTAATTGAGCCTACCGACCTTGTAACCACGATTGTTAGTAAATAGGTTTGGCCCGCAACAATTGGAAAGTTGTAGTTAGCAGTTTGGCTGATTGCAGTTGAGATTGCACCAGTTGCAACAGCTGTCACGCCGTCCGTTGTCCAGCCAGTGCCAAGAACCCAAGCAGTTACCGTCACGTTATCAATAGTCCCGCCAAATCCCACACCAGTGAAGGCTAGAATTTGAGTAGAACCAGCAACAATAGTTTCTGTAAAGGTAGCGTTCGTGCTTCTAGTCGTGCCAGCTGTACCGCCGATAGATGGCGTTACAGCTCCAGCAGTGCGAGTCACTGCGTAAGTTATAGTATAAGTATAACCCGCAATTAAAGTAATGGCAGAAGTCTGGCTTAATGCTGTAGAAATAGCACCTGTCGCCGTAGCCACGCCAGCCGCAATAGTCCAGCCAGTGCCTTTAGTCCATGAAGTGTCTGAACCAAATGCGCCGTTAGTTACATATTCCGCAAAAGTGCCGTTAGTTATCCTATCTGCACCAGTTTGAGTAGTGAACTCACGAGCATAGAAATCAGCAGCTACAGGCGCACCAAAGGCGATGTAGTTAGCTTTTATGCCAGTTGCTGTATCCAGTGGAATGGTAAACGACTCCGCCACGTTAGCCGCTAACAATACAGCATCAGTGTACGTTTCCGTTTGATACTCTTTATTGTTTTCGTTTAGGCTTGCTATTCTTGTCATTCACAATCTCCTCTTTTATAACCCAACCCATAGAAATAAGTAATGCTACTAGATTGGGATTGTCGGTAAATTTAATCCCACCATCCTTTGTAAGAGTAATCATACTTCCCCCTAATCGGATATGGTGTTAGAAGCAAGTTGACCTTCTGGCCGATACACAATAAATGTATGCACACCAGATAAAGGCGTAACCGAACCCGCTGATGGATTTACGAACTGCATAGCCACTACATTTGCAGCCTTTACCCTCACAGCGCAAATACTACCGCTTGCAGTGATTCCGGGAGGGCAAACAGATATTGCGTCCCCTACTTTTACACCAGTAACTGTGAAGTCCTGCTCAACAGTAACAATAGTTGCTACAGAACTCGGCGTTAGCGATGCCTTAATTACGTATATGCCTACGGCATTTCCTTGAGTGATTCCTACTGACATGATATTCTCCTATATGATGAAAAGGGGGAAGTTTCCCTCCCCCAAATAATTAAGACGTTATGCGGCAAGCCCACTCTGGACGTACAACCGAGAATCCATAAAGAACATCAAGGCGCATAATCATAATATCTTTTAGAACATCATAATCACGAACGGCACGAACAGTTATACCATCAACAGTAGACTGTGCAGCCATGTCAACGCCACCCGGCAATACTAGCGGTACAGATACAAACCTGAACGCTGAAGGAGCATAAACCAACTGTTGCGCATAAGAAGTAGATACGCCGCCAACTGGAGTAATAGCATCACCGTCCTGTGGGAATGTTGCGATATTCGCCAAAGTGCCAGTAGTGTACATCGCTGGAGATATAGACAATGTAGCATAACCAGAACCATCGGCAGTAGCATCGGCAGTAACAACGAACTGCTGTACTATGCCAGAGCTTATTTTAGTGATAGGGTGAAGCGAGAGCACACCTGCTACAGTAAATACGGTGCCTTTTTTTACCGTTCCAGTAGTGGTAGTCAAGGCTTCAACAACTAGAGTCGCCTGACCTTGTGTTGCTACAGTAGTACGAACTTCAAACACAATATCATTACCGTTAGTCTGTACTGGCAATAAGTTATTGCGAAGATAAGCCATGCCATCAGCAATGCCCATAGTGCCGTTTTTGTACTGTTTTGTAATCTCTTCAGAAGACTGAAATAGTCCTTTGCGAGCGTTCACCGCAGATTGACAAGCTGTAGGGTTAAGAAGGGCATATAAATCATCAGAAGTTGGTACTAAGTTATTCTGAAGAATAGTTGCTGCACTAAGCATTGTATTTGTGTCAAATACAGTAGAGCCACCAGTGCCAACGCTGTTGTAAACGGCATTCTTAGCGGTAGTTAGGCAAGCGCTTTCAACGCTCTGTGCAATGCGTGACATAGCAGGCTTCAAAACCCTTTTAGCCCATGATGATAAGCCTAAATCAGTAGCTATTTCAGCAGAAGTCAAAGAAACGCCAATAGGAGCAATGCCGTTTAGAACTAGTGGAGTCTTTTCTTCTTTAACATCTTGTATATCAGAAGTAATATCCACGTTAGTGCCAACGGTAAAGCGAGCAGGCTTACTTATGTTGATAGTATCACCAACATTGTATCCATTCACCTGACCGAACGAGCTTTCAGGCTCTTTGTCGACAGATTTAATAAACTGTACATTATCTGCAAGCATTCCTGCAGCTAGTGTAGATATAACCGTAGCTACATCGGTAATATTATTAATAACGTTAGCCATTGTTTTCTTCCTTTATTTAAGACCCAAGCTTTTCTTCAAAGCCTGATAGTCTGTTGGATTAATTTTACTACCTCCCGAGCTTCCTTTTACACCCGTAATAGGAGTAGGAGCCTTGGAGGCAACTTTAATTGTTGTCATAGATATTCCACGCAATTCCGCTCTTGCGATTTCCATAGCTGCCTTAAATGGAGACATGCTTAGAACTTCCTCAAGGCGACCCTCTTTTGCTAACGCATAAAAGGCGAGCGCAGGCTCATCTATTTCCAGAAACGCACGACCAACATCGGGATTCATAGCTTCCATTACATCGGCATTGTCCTGAAATACTTGCGCATAATCAGGGATTTTGGATAAAGCTTCCTTTGCCTTCATATTTAGATTCTGTGACCTATCGTAAACCCATTCATCATCTTGTCTTGATTTAATGGATTCGTCTTGTTGCCGTTTAGTTTCAGATTGTTTTTGCTCGTATTCGCGTATTGCTTGCTCTTTTAGGAAATCACCATAATTGCCCTCGAAAGTGGCCTCGTCTAATGGTTTTTCTTTTTGAGCCCGCTCTGCTTCACGATACTTATGTAGCTCCGCCTCTAATGCATAAGTTTCAGCTCTTGCCTTGGTGAGCTGCTTATTACGCTTGTCGATTAGGTTAACTGCTTTCTTTGGAAACGGTGCATCAACGACCTCGATTGGCTCTTGTTGATTCGCTCCTTCAGTAGCTTCAGTAGTTTGTGGGATTTCAACCGACTCAGGTACGGCAGTTGGCTCACTTTGAGCGGTAACTGCGGCTTGAATTGTCTGGTTAATAAAGTCGTCTATCATAATTATGCCATATTTAGATTGAGTTAGCAAATGCTTAACTATTAGGG